AACAACATCTGGCCGACAAACCGGCACGAGGCGCAGCTGCGCAGGGACGAGCTGATGCGAGCGAACAACGCGCTGCGGAACCTCAGCCCGAAGCTGCAGCTGCTGTATGACAGCATTTTGCAGAACCCGGAGGGATACGGGTGGATTCACAAGGCGATGCAGCGCTGGGGCGACCTCATCTGCGAGGAAGCGAAGCTCATCGCGGCGGTGAAGAAGAACGACCGGCAGCGGTACAAAGACCTTCCGGAATGAAGAACATGGGTCAAGCTCTGTATTTGTTGCACTTGCGGCAGCGCGAACAACTGGTGGGAGCGCTCTCCGAATGGCAGCAACTCCACGAATTTCTGCAATGTCAACAGCAACGGCAACGCCAACTACAACAACGCGAGCAATGCGAATGGCGTGGCCTTCGGATTCTGCAAGAGATGGGTCAGGACAGTAACCGGCAGCGGCGAAGCAGCACCCTTGCAGAAGGAGAGCTTGTTCCCGGCATAGCCAAAACAATCCTCTGATGCAGTCAGCCGGACGCTGCTTGCATGGCGGGCAAACGTGCGGATAGCCCGTTTCATGGCTGGTACTGCCACGCGGATAGAACACGCACCCAAGAACAATTCCGTACAGGGGATGCCCTAACGGGCGGGGAGAATTATGACGAGCGAAGAGAGACACGAGGCACGGTACAGGCGACGGCACGCGGAACGCCAGAGGCGAAGAGACGCACGCAGCGAGGCGTGCGGGAGCTTTGAGCAGGTGTTCAGCTACGAGCATCTGTACCGTGCGGGACGGGAATGCTGCAAGGGCGTGGGCTGGAAATGCTCCACGCAGCGGTATCTCGGCAACTTTACCGCCAACATCGCCCGGACGCACCGGGAGCTGATGGACGGCACATGGAAGACCAAGGGCTTTTTCGCCTTCGACCTGATGGAACGGGGAAAGCTGCGGCACATTCGTAGTGTGCACATCGCGGAGCGGGTGGTGCAGCGCTGTCTGTGCGACAACGCGCTGGTGCCGCTGTTCTCGGCGGCGTTCGTGTACGACAACGCGGCGAGCCTGAAGGGTAAGGGCATCGACTTTGCCATGGATAGGCTGACCTGCCACCTGCAGCGGTACTACTGCAAGCACGGGACGGACTACTTCAACTCCGCGCCGCACGCGCCGATCTACGCAGAGAGCGAGCGGCGCATCCGGGACGAGCGCGTGCGGAGACTGGCGTGCGGACTGATGGAGGACTTTGGCGAGCGGGGCTTCGGCCTCGGCAGTCAGGTGAGCCAGATCGACGCGCTGATGCTGCCAAACCGGCTTGACCACTTCATCAAGGAGCAACTGCACATCGAGGGCTACGGCAGATATATGGACGACGGCTATCTCATCCACGAGAGCCGGGACTACCTGCAGGAATGCCTGAAGCAAATCCAGGCGGTATGCGCAGACCTCGGCATCCGGATGAACGAGAAGAAGACGCGCATTGTAAAGCTGCAGGAGCTGCATTTCCTGAAGACGAGATTCTATCTGACGGAGACGGGGAAGGTGCGGCGGAAGATGTGCCGCAAAAGCGCAAGGCGGATGCGGCGAAAGCTGAAGACCTTCCGGCGATGGATGGCGGAAGGCAGAATGACAGAGGAAGACATCCGCACGGCATACGAGAGCTGGCGCGGCCACATGCGGCGGGGCAACAGCTACCGGGTGCTGCGGCGGATGGACAGGTTCTACAAACGACTGATGGAAAAAGGAGCGTGAAAGCATGTACGAGATCAGAAAGGACGGCGGCGTGATCGCGCTGACAGAGAAGCCGAACTACATCCGCAGGCACGCGGACGGCTTCTACATCCTCTGCGAAGAGGAGGACGCACAGGGCGTGGCCGTGGACGGCACGGT